TCACATCCTACGATAACTGTTTATAATACAACTACTGCTACTACTAGAACAACAACTTATAATACTAGCACTAGTACAGTTACAACATTTAATACAACAAAACCAACTGTAACTACATTTAATACAAGTACAACTACTACTACAGTTTTTAACACGACGACAAGTACTACTACGACATTTAACACGTCAACAAACACTGTGTTTAATACTAGTACTAATACTACTACAGTTTTTAATACAACTAGAACAACAACTTTTAACACTAGTACTACCACAGTAACTACATTTACTACTACAACTGTTTTTAACACAACGTTTAGTACAAATAAAGTTACTAATACATCGTGGTATAGCCCTTCTACAAAAGCTGGTCAACTTGGAGAGCAGCCGTTTAGCTCGGGTAGGTAGAAAAGTGTAAAAACGTGTAACTATAATAATACTAATAAAATAAAATTTAATTATATGGAAATGTTTAATAAAAAGGAGCTAGACAAACGTATAGGTCCTCTTAAAAAAACTAAAAGCCTTTACGATTTAGAACAAGTAGAAGGTTATTTAATAAGACGATGTGCTGAAATAGGCATTGAATGTGCTTATGATGTTATGGCAGAAGAAATGCCATATTTTAAAACTCTAGCTTATACAGAATATGCTGGTTGTTTATATTTACAGCCATTAAACTATAAGTTAAGAAACGAGCAAATGATAGATGCTTGGTATGATAAAGAAGAAATTGGTTATCCAACTTTAGATTACTCTTCATGGTTTATAAATAAAGTAGTTAAAAACGATAGTAATAAATATACTGATCGAGAAGATGTTACTAAAAATTATACAGCCAAAGATAACTTAGTTGTATTACCAGGTTCAAATAAAGTTAGGGAAAATGTTTGTTTAAATAAATTAAAACACATTAAACAACAACACGGTGATAATGTTTATTTTAAACCACATCCTATAACTACACATCAAATAATTGGTGAGCTAAAAGATTTTTTTGGCGAAGAGTGTATACTACCTAGAAACGCAGATATGTATTACTTTTTGCAAAAGGCAAAAAATGTATATACAACACATATAAGTGAAAGCTGTATATATGCGGCTGTATTGGGTAAGTATATACAACCAATTGATGTTTGGAATAATATACAAAGAGGATCATTTTATTGTATAAATAATCATATATTTAAAGAGCAAGTACAAGCTAAAAAGTTTATAAACTATTGCTTTTCAAGCTATAAATCAGGTATAATAAATCCTGCAGTTGATAAGAACTGGAAAAAGAAAGTAGATGATTATTTAAAATATATAATGTTGAAAAGAGAGACGTATAAAAATTGGTATTTAGCGTCTGAACCTAGAAAGAAGTAAAAAGCGTGACAATTGCGTGATAATATAAAAGTGAAATTAAATTAAATAAAAATGACAAAAAATAAAAAACAAGCTGCAAAAGCTACAAAAGTAACTAAAGAAGAATTACAAAAAGTACAAACTTTAGTAAATACGATTAACAATGCTCAGTTTAGAGTTGGTGATTTAGAACTTGAAAAGGCAAACTTATTGTCTGTTATGATGACTTCTAAAAATCAGTTTAATGAATTACAGGGTAAATTAAGAGAAAAATATGGTGATGTTGTTGTTAATATACAAGACGGATCTTTAAAACCTAGAGAAGATGAGCAGGTTAATACGAAAAATTAGTATAGGTAAAGACTATAAAAATGAAGCTATGCACTACTCCGTAGACCAAGAGGTCTATGGAGGTCATACTATTGTTGATATAAAAGAAGAAGACGATAAGTATAGTATATATATTCAAAAAGGTAAAGATGTTATTCCATGGAAAGATTTTAATAAAAACATGGCAATAGCTATAGAATACAATTTAGAGTATTAATGCAGGGTTTATATAACTTTATAGTAAAACCAAAAGGAGATATATACAACAACACCAAAAAAGTAAATGGTGTTGAATTAATATTAAATAATAATTTATCTGAATTTAAATATATAAATAGAAATGCTATTGTATTATCATTACCTAAAATGATAAAAACAGATATTAAAGTTGGTGACGAAATAATAGTACATCACAATGTTTTTAGAATATGGTATGATTTAAAAGGTAAGCAAAAAAACTCATCTAGTTATATTAAAAAAGGTTTATACAGTGTTTCAGAAGATCAAATATATTTACACAAAGTAAATAAAAATTGGTTAGCTTACAAAGGATATACGTTTGTAAAACCAATATTAAATAAAGATAAATTTAACTTAGGTATAGAGCACGCTAGTAAAGGTATAGTTAAATATACTGATGGAACTTTTAATGTAGACGAGCTAGTAGGTTTTAATCCTCGTGTAAATCATGAATTTATTATAGACAACGAGTTGCTTTACAAAATACCTAATGCAAACATTGAAATTATATATGAGTACCAAGGAGACGAAGAAACGTATAATCCAAGCTGGGCATAAAGCTGTAGAGGAATTAATTAAAGTTGCTAAGGAAGAGATTGTAGATACTGAAGAAGATGTATCAGCTGATAGATTAAAAAATGCTGCAGCAACTAAAAAGTTAGCTATATTTGATGCTTTTGAAATATTAAATAGAATACAAGCAGAAGAAGACATGCTAAATGGCGTTACTAAAGAAGAAGTTGAGGTAAAATCATTTAGTGGTTTTGCTGAAAAAAGATCTAAGTAATGTTATTTGAAGTAGTAAATCCAATAAAAATAAACACCATTAAACGCCTTAATAAAGGTAAAAAATGGAAATATGGTTACAACAAAGATCATGATATTGTTGTTATAAGTAAAAACGGAACTATTGGTGACATTTATAATATACAAAACGTTAATATTGCTTTACCACAAGTTCCTAAAAAAATACATAAATTTAGTAGTGACAAATGGGAAGTAACTGAACAACCAAAAGCATTACAAAGAATTAAAACTATATTTGACTGGAGAGAATATCCTGATAGTTTTAAAAATCAATATATAAATTATATAGACGAAGAGTTTAAAAGAAGAGATGAAGGTTTTTGGTATTACAATAAAGGTATACCAACATATTTAACTGGAACACACTATATGTATTTACAATGGAGTAAAATAGATGTAGGTAAACCAGATTTTAGAGAAGCTAATAGATTATTTTATATATTTTGGGAAGCTTGTAAAGCTGATAACAGATGCTATGGTATGTGTTATTTAAAAAATAGAAGATCTGGTTTTTCATTTATGGCTTCAGGTGAAGTAGTTAATATGGCTACAATATCAAGTGACTCTAGATATGGTATATTATCTAAAACAGGTCCTGATGCTAAAAAAATGTTTACAGATAAAGTAGTACCAATATCTGTTAATTATCCTTTCTTTTTTAAACCCATACAAGATGGTATGGATAGACCAAAAACGGAGCTAGCATATAGAGTACCAGCTAGTAAATTAACGAGAAAAAAAATAGAGTTAGGAAGTGATCAAGCAGACTTAGAAGGGCTTGATACTACTATAGACTGGAAGAACACTGGTGATAATAGTTATGATGGTGAAAAATTAAAGCTATTAGTACATGATGAAAGTGGTAAATGGGAAAGACCTAACAATATATTAAACAATTGGCGTGTAACAAAAACAACGCTTAGGTTAGGTAGTAGAGTTATAGGTAAATGCATGATGGGTTCAACAAGCAACTCATTAGATAAAGGCGGTGATAATTTTAAAAAATTATATTATGACTCAGATGTTACAAAAAGAAACCGCAATGGACAGACTAGCTCGGGATTATATAGTTTGTTCATACCTATGGAATGGAACTACGAAGGATTCATTGATTCTTATGGAATACCTGTACTCGAAACACCTGAAACAGAAGTTGAAGGGCCTTATGGAGACTTCATAGATGTAGGTGTTTTAGAGCATTGGCAAAATGAAGTTGATGGTTTAAAAAACGATCAAGATGGTTTAAATGAGTTTTATAGACAGTTTCCGAGAACTGAAGATCATGCGTTTAGAGACGAAACAAAAGGTAGTATATTTAATTTACAAAAAATATACGAGCAAATAGATTATAACTCTGATATAAATAATACAGCATTAATCACTAGAGGTAATTTTCAGTGGTTAAATGGTGTAAAAGACACAAAAGTACAATTTTATCCTGATTTAAATGGTAGATTTTTAGTTAGTTGGGTGCCTAATCAGCAACAACAAAACAGAATTACTATAAAAAATGGAATTAAATATCCTGGTAACGAGCATATGGGTGCTTTTGGATGTGACTCGTATGATATATCAGGAACAGTTGATAAAAAAGGTTCAAAAGGATCTTTACACGGTTTAACTAAGTTTAGTATGGAGGATGCTCCACCTAATCACTTTTTTTTAGAATATATAGCTAGACCACAAACTTCAGAAATGTTTTTTGAAGACGTGTTAATGGCATTAGTTTTTTACGGTATGCCTTTATTATGTGAAAATAATAAACCTAGATTATTATATTATTTAAAAAGACGTGGTTATAGAGGTTTTAGTATGAACAGACCTGATAAAACGTGGAATAAATTATCAACAGCTGAAAAAGAAATAGGTGGTATACCTAATTCAAGTGAAGATATAAAACAAGCACATGCTGCAGCTATTGAAAGCTATATACAGCAATATGTAGGTCAAAAAGAAGATTTATCTTTTGGTGATATGTATTTTAATAATACATTAAATGATTGGTCAAAGTTTGACATAAACAATAGAACAAGGTTTGATGCTACAATAAGTAGTGGTTTAGCAATAATGGCTTGTAATAAAAATTTATATAAACCTAAACCTGAAAAAATATTAACAAAAGTAAATTTTGGATTTACTAAGTATAACAACAAAGGAATAACATCGAAAATAATAGAATAAATGGCATTAAGATCACAACCAAAAACGTCTTTTCCTAGCCACGCTATTTCTGATGCAGAAAAAGCAGGTAACGAATATGGTTTGCAAGTTGCAAAGGCCATAGAGTCAGAGTGGTTTAGAAAAGATAGTGGTAATACTAAATACTATAACTCAAGGCAAAGATATAATAATTTAAGATTATACGCTAGAGGCGAGCAGTCTGTACAAAAATATAAAGATGAGTTATCTATAAACGGTGATATGTCTTATCTTAATTTAGACTGGAAGCCAGTACCTATTATACCTAAATTTGTAGATATAGTAGTAAATGGTATTAGTGAAAGAGCATATGATTTAAAAGCTTTTTCACAAGATCCAAGTTCTAAAGACAAAAGAACAAAATATGTAGAAGCAATTGCTAAAGATATGAGGAACAAAGATTTTTATAGTCTTGTTCAAGGTAGTGGATTAGGTAATCA